AAAAACGTGCAAGCATGGTGCGCAGCCAATGGCGACAACCAAAATTTGCGCATTGTCCTGTGCGGCCACGTCAACGAACACGATGAATTGCTGGAGCATGGCTGGCATATCCGCAAGTGGAAGGCCCGCAAAGGCTACGCATTGACCGCTGAAGCCGTTGCCAATAGCGCAGGTGAAACCCTGTGGTGTAGCCCGCATTGCGTGTCAGTGCAGCAGCCATCCAGGCAAGCAGAGTTGGAGGCCGCATGAAAGCTGGCGCAATGCGCGACCGAATCACCGTCCAGCAGCGCTCTAGCGTACAGGATGAACTGACCGGCGAAATCGCGCTCACCTGGGCGAACGTCGCGCTTGTGTGGGCGAATGTCCAGTTCGTCAACGGCATCAGCGCCATCAAGGCAGGCATGGACACCAGCAGCGTGAAAGCGTCCATCCGTATGCGCTACCGCGCCGGTATTGATGCCAGTATGCGCGTGCTGCACGGCAGCGAAACCTATGCCATCGAGGCTGTGATACCTAACAAGCACAGCGGAACACTTGACCTGATCGTGTCGGTACAAAATGCTCAAAGTTGATTTTGACACCGCGCCCCTGATGGCAAAAATCAGCGGGCTAGAAGAAAAGATCAAAGAGGCCGTGCGCCCGGCTGCATTTGCAGGATCAGATTTACTTTACAAAGAAGTCAAGCAACGCGCATTGACAGTCGGCGGCTCTAAACGGGTAGCCGCCTCCATCTATCAAAAGTTTGTTGTCGCCAGCGCCAGTGGCACGCTAGGCGACAGCGCAACGTATCACATCAGTTGGCGCAAAGGCGACTCCAAAAATAACAAAAAAGGCCACGCCGGTGAAGGCGCACTGCCAACCACCACGATTGGCTTCTGGATCGAGTTTGGCCGCTGGCAGCGCTACATGGTGCGCACCGACAAAGACGGCAATTGGTACACCGTCAAGCGCCCGGAAAGCGTAGGAAAACCAGCGCCAGGACGCGATGCATCACAGGCGCAGAAAGATGCGTACTGGATGCCACGCAAGGATGGCCCGGTGTACTGGTTGCCGAAGTCATTTCTTCGCTCCAGCTATGAAGCAAAGAAAGCTGAAGCCGCCCAAGCCGCCAAAGCGCGTATGGCAGAGTTAATCCGCGAGGCATTGCAATGACCATCGAAGCACTGGTTTATACGGCGCTCAAGTCGCTCTGCGCCAGCCGCGTCTATTTTGACGTTGCCCCAATGGGTGCGGCCATGCCGTACATCACCTTTACGCAAGTCGGCGGCGAGGCCATCAGCTACCTTGAAAACACCGTGCCAACCCTGCAAAACGGTCGCTTTCAGTTCAACGTGTGGGGCAACAGCCGCAGCTCGTGCAGCGCACTGATGGCGCAGATTGAAACAGCGCTGGTCACATCAACAGCATTTCAGGCGCGCCCGATTGGCGCGCCGCACAGCCTCTACGACAACGACATGCAGTTGTACGGGGCAATGCAAGATTTCAGCGTGTATTCCGCAAGGTAGCACGCGAACCAAGCAATCGAACGAACCCGCCAAGTGCGGGTTTTTTCATTTTGTGCCCGCAAAGGGCTTTTAACCAGCCGCAGCAATGCGGTTTTTTTACGCCCATTGCGGGCAGATTGTTAGCCGGGATACCCGGCAGAAAGAACCACCATGGCTTCAGTCCCAACAGGTACTATCTATTCGATAGCAACAGTATTCGCCGCTGCAAAAACAGTCAGCGATGTGTCAAACGCAGCAGAGGCATCCATCTCCTGCACCGCCCACGGTTTTGCCGTTGGCGACATTGTGCAACTTTTCAGCGGCTGGGGTCGTCTCAACCGCCGTGTCGTGCGCATCAAATCCGCCACCACGGATGCATTTGTTGCCGAAGGCATCAGCACCTCAAACACCGAACACTACCCGGCAGGCTCCGGCGGCGGCACGGTTCGCAAGGTCACAACCTTCCAGCAAATAAGCAAGATTCTCAACCAGCAAAACTCTGGCGGCGAGCCCAAAAACGTCACCGTCAAGTTCCTCGAATCTGACAACGAAGAAACCATCTTTGACGGCTTTTCCGCCGTCACTGAATCGTTTGACATTGACGCTGACGAATTTGGTGGAACGGCATATGCCGCCTTGGTGGCGCTCACCGAAGTGCAGACCGACACCGTACTGAAGAAGACGCTCAAGTCCGGCTCCATGATCTTTACGCCCTGCCGCATTGCGTTGAATGAGAACGTGAAGATGTCTGACGGCCAGATCATGACCAACGGCGTGTCAATCAATGGCAACGGCCGCATCACCCGCTACGGCGCGTAAGTAAGCAAGTCCCCAAACCCGCTAGAGCGATCTACGCGGGTTTTTTTACGCCCGCTTGGTAGCACCTCGTCGGGTTTTTTTGTTTACATAAGGAAAATTACCATGGCACGTTTAGTCCTCGGAAAAACCCCCGCAACATTCAAGCCGTTCGCTGTCAAATTCACTCTGCCGGACGGCGTTGAAGATCAAATTGTTTGCACGTTTAAGTACATGACACGCAGCCAATTTGCCGCATTTTTGAATGAACTGTTTCTCGAATCTGGCGAAGCAAAACCGGACAAGGACGAGAAAGTTGACTTCGAGAAGATGTTCGCAAAAGGCGGCGAAAAGACAGTCGCACACCTTACGAAAATTCTTCACGACTGGGACCTGGCAGAAGAAGTAAGCGCTAAAAATCTCGCCACATTGCACGACCAAGTGCCCGCCGCCGCAGCCGCCATGACTTCGTGTTTTTCCAGCGCAGCGACCGAAGGCAAACTGGGAAACTAAAGGACGGTATGCGGGCAGTGTACGCCCGCATACCAACCGAAAAAGAACTGGTAGGTACAGGGTTCGTTCCAGCCGACTACGAAACAGACGAATTTGAAGTCTGGCCTGAAAACATGCCCGCCATCAACCTGTTTAGCGTCATCTCAACGCAGTGGCGAACAGGCGGTATGGGTGGCGCGACAGGCCTTGATTACAACGTGCTATTTGCCCGCATGGAGCGCCTGAAATTATCCGAACGGGATTACGAATGGCTGTTTGACGACATCCGCGCCATTGAGTCAGAAGCCTTATCCATCATCAACCGAAAAGACTGAAACACCATGTCCGACGACCTGCTAACGACGATACGGTTTGAAGTTGATGCAAATGATGTAAGCACGGGCTTAACGTCCATAAAAACGTCAATTGCTGACCTTGGCAAAAAAACAAGAGAAATCACAAAGGGCATCAATGATCAGCTAAAAACCATTGGTGACTCAAATCTTGACGTGGGCGCAAAGAAAGCCACGAAGGCAGTTGTACGCGACATGGCCGAGATGGCAAAACAGCTTGCATCCACCGGCTCTACCGTTCAAAAAGAGTTCAAAAACATCGACAAGTCAGTCGATGAAGTTTTCGTAAATCTATCCGGGAAAGGCGTGCCCACAAAGGCTATTGACGCATACTTCAAACTGCTAACACAAGCCCAAAGCGTTGCGCGAAATCAGGCGGAAGCAGCCGCCAAATCAGCCGCAGAACAAGCGACTGAAACACAGCGCCTAATCGCCGTAGAAGATCACTACGCGTCACTGAAAAATCAGCACGCAGCGCACAACAAAGCCATTGCCGATGCCACAGCGGCATCCTTGCGCGAAGAACTTGCATTGCTTGCATCCATCAACGATGCCACCCTGCGCATCAAGACGACCGGGCGCGCAGCGGCTACACCATCGACGTACTACGAGGCCAAGGCGGGCGTAGCACCATCGGCCAACGTCAACGCCGCACTGAATGCCATGAAGGCCGAAGAAGCCGAAATAATCCGGCTAAACAAACTCAAAGCGGACAGCGCACTACTTGAAGAAACGCAAACCAAGGCCACCCGTGACCGCGCCGCCGCGCTCGTTGCGTACTACACCGAAGCGCAAAACGCAGAGCTAAACCTCATTCACACCGGGCGCGCCAAATCATCGGCCATGCTCGTTGACAAAGGCCAGCGCCTGGGCTTTACCGATGCCGAAGTAAACGCCGCCGTTGGCAACCTGAAAAAGATCGAAGCCGCCAACGCCGCCGCCTTTGCATCAGCTAACCCGCATCTCGGCAAACTCAAAGATCAAGCAGATGCCGCCGGAACATCCGTCAAAGGCTTGAATGCAAACCTGCGCAACGTCCCGGCGCAGTTCACCGACATCATCGTGTCGCTGCAAGGCGGGCAAGCGCCGCTCACGGTTCTGTTGCAACAAGGCGGGCAACTTAAAGACATGTTCGGTGGCACCGGCAACGCGGCCCGCGCGTTGGGTGGCTACGTCATGGGCTTGGTCAACCCGTACACCATCCTGGCCGGTGCGGTGGGCACCCTTGCGCTTGCCTACATGCAAGGCGCAGCCGAATCCGAAGCCTACAACAAGTCGCTGATCATGACCGGCAACGCCGTCGGAACCACCGCAGGACAACTCTCGCAAATGGCGCAAGCCGTAGCGCAAGCCACCGGCGGCACGGTGGGCGCTGCCGCTGAATCATTGGCCCTGCTGGCCGGTTCAAGCAACATCGCCGCTTCGCAATTCGAGAAAATCACCGCCGTTGCAACACAGATGGAGCGTGTCGCAGGCGTGGCCATCAAAGACACCGTGGCGCAATTTGCCGAACTAGGCAAAGACCCGGTAGCGGCAAGCGAAAAGCTCAACGCCAGCACGCACTACCTCACCGAAGAAATCTATCACCAAATCAAGGCGCTTGAAGATCAAGGCGACAAGGCCGGGGCCGCAGCACTGGCGCAAAGCGCCTACGCAGACGCAATGAGCCAACGGATACCAGCGCTTGCACAGAATCTTGGGATTCTCGAACAAGCGTGGAAAGGCATCTCAGGTGCGGCAAAATCATCATGGGATGCCATGCTGAATGTTGGCCGCGAAGGCAACATCATGGCCGAACTGCAAAAAGCCATTGCCGTGCGCGAGGGGTACTTGCGCAACAAGGTAACCGGCGATGTGCCAACGGATGACGCGAAGCTCAACGCATTGCGCCAGCAATTGATCATGCAGGAAAAGGGCGCAGGCTACGAGGCACAAAGTGCAGCCGCGCAAAAAGCAGCCGCAAAACAGGCCGAAGCCAGCATAGCGCTATCCAAAGAAGCCGAAAAGAACGCATCCAAGCAAGTGCAGATGGAGCGTGAAATCGCCAAGGTGCGCGAACAATACAACAACAGCGCAAAGAATGCGCAAGACACCACAAACTACGAAGCGTCTATTCTTGGTATTCAAAAGCGTTTCACCGAATCAGCCAAAGCGGTTCGCGCCCACAAAGAAGCCATAAGCGAAGCCGACAAGGGTTTGAAGCTGTACTTTGACCTCATGGATAAAGGCGCAGGCTTTACGGCTACATGGTCAGAGCAAGTCAATCAATTGCGCGCCTCACTGGATACTGGCGGCATAAGCCAAGAGAAATTCACCGCAGCGGTGCAAGAGCTTTACAGCAAGCAGCCGCTGGTGATAGCCGCCATCAAAGAACAAGAAGCCGCGCAAAAAGCACTCGACAAAACCCAAAAAGAAAGCACTGCCAATCTGGTGCGCAATATTGGCTACGAAATCACGGCACGAGAAAAGCAGGTCGCAGCGCAGGTAAAACTTGGCGACTACCTCAACGCTTCCACCATGGCGCTGACGGCTGAATCGCAAGCCCTGGATGACGAAGCCGCCATGATGGGCAAGAGCGCCGACGAACGCGCACGCCTCTCTGATGCGCTGAAAGTTGAAGTCAAGTACCGCAAAGAGCTTGCTGAAATTGCGAAAACTACATTCG